CCCCTGGTATAATTGGCCAACTCTCCTTTAAAGAAGAACCAGCTGGGAAATTAAGAGTTTTTGCTATGGTTGATGTGATGACACAGTCATTACTTCGACCACTACATGATTTCTTATTTTCACTTTTTCATAGATTACCTAATGATTGTACCCATGATCAAGATGCAGCTTTTCAACGAGCAAAGGATAAGTCAATTAAATATAATTGTGCTTATGGTTTCGATCTCTCGTCTGCTACTGATAGAGTTCCATTGATTATACAAAAAGAAATTTTAAATCTTCTTTTTCCATTTTCAAGTGGATCCTCGATTAGTTCCGCTGATAGACTCTCACTTTATACATTAGGATCAATTCCAAAAGAATTGACTAATTTTAATTTGGGAGATCTATGAGCTGATCTCTTAGTCAAAAGAGATTACTGAATCTTAGCAGATAGAGATGGAAAGGCCAAGTATGGTTTAGAGCCAGGGCCTCTTCGGTATGAAGTAGGTCAACCCATGGGAGCCCTTTCTTCTTGAGCGATGTTGAATCTTACTCATCATTTAATGATGCAGTATTGCTCATATCGTTTAAATAAGAAAGGGTACTCCTCTTGAGAAGATCGTTATGAAGTTCTCGGAGATGATATAGTTATCTTTAATAAAGATTTGGCTATGTTTTATCTTCGTCTTTGTAATGGACTTGGAGTTTCAATTAATGAATCTAAATCTGTTATTTCTACAGATCGACCAGTTGTTGAGTTTGCCAAGAGAACTTCACTTAATGGTACTGATGTATCTGCGTTATCTTGAAAAGAAATGATTAATAATCATAACTTTTTTGGACGATTGCAATTATCAATACGATTAATTAACAGATCTTGAGGAAAGAATAACTATCGTTATTTATTCCGAGTTGCCAATTCTATTACCAAAGAGCTGCCTGATACAGGTTTAGCTTATATAGGATATTTATCCCAATTAGTTAAACAAGGTGATACTCACATAACACATCTTCTTAGTTTGATCTATGATCATCGGAAGCCTTTGACTTACTTCGGTAAGACAATTGATTCCCTTGATCTTAGACCACTTCGTCGTTTTGTAAATAGATTTATTAATGGTCTAGGTATTGATGAGGCATCTTTACCTGATATTAAGAATGTCTATATGCAAACAACGAAAAGTAACCATTTGAAGGCTGCCATCTTATTAGAAATGGAACGTAAGATCAAAAAATTACGTCTATTTCTAGATGATTATAATGAAAGTATTTTTGAAAAATATATGCATTATATTGGATTTTGTCCTCAACTTTCTATGGATATCTTACTTGAAAGAGGTGAGAAAGTATTTATCACACCTGATTTTCCAGGTTATCAAGCAGTACGAACAGCTTTTGTACAACTTCTTTATATGAATATCAATAGTCATATATCA